TCTGCCCTGTCAATTTGACCGCCAACAATCATTAAAGTTTGGCAAGCAGGGCACGCTATCACCTCAACGCACCCGGCTTACAAGCCGCTCGACTTCTTTCACATACTTGTCGCGCTCATTTGGATCCCAGTAACGAGAATCGTTCATCATGTCTTGAATATCGTTCTTGGTCGGTGCTTGCTCTGCAATCGAGCCCGTCACGGCAGCCATGTTAACCGGCGTTGTGCGGTCAATCAGTTGCTCCATAACTTTGACACCGTTTGCCGTAGCGCACACTTGGGCAACAACGGGATAAAGATCGGCAGGCAAGTTCTGTCGTGACCAAACCTCAACAGCATCAACACGCACACGACCGTTTTCGCCAAGCTCGGCAATTTCCTCGACGGGATTGGGCATCTCTGCCATTCGCCGGGTCATGTAGGCGCTAAGCCCTGACTCGAACTGTTGTTGGCTTAGACCCGCTTCAAAAGCCGTTTCACGCCACCAACCAAGCAACGGGTCGTCACTGTCAACATTTTGGAGAGCGTCAGCCACGGGACCATCACCACGCACTTCATAATCATCCATGCTGGACGGACGATCCGCCATGCGCGTTTGCACGTATTCTTCAGCAACAGAGGCGCGCAGGTCTTCCATGCGTTTGCCGTTGTAGCTTTCAAGCTCCTTGTAAGACTGCAAAAGCCGTTCTGAATCGATTTGACCATTTTCACTATTCCAAAATTTTTCCGGTATACTTTCGGGGCGCTCAGCTCCTGTCGGCTCACCGGAAACGTTTTCCCCCGCACTTCCTTCACCGGCTGCATTGACCTGTTCATCACTCATGTTCGCGACCCCTTTTCACGCGGTTTTCAATAATTGCTGCCAGGTAGCGCATACCCTCAAGGTGCATGAGCCGGTCTGGCATCGTTTCTGGCCCACACACTTGTTCAATTGAAATGCTGCGTATGTAGGCAAGTGCCTTGTCGCCGTTTGATCCGTCGAATACGGCGGCAAACAACGAGTTCAATTCTTTTTCAGCGTCTGCCTTACGCAAAACGCCGTCCGCACTGGCGGGTAATTTAGTTGGCGGCATCTACCGGTGCCTGCTGCATCTGTTGTTGTTGTGCTGCATTTGCGGCCTGCTGCATGTATTGGACAATCTGCTGGCGCTCGACTTCAGTGCGCATGATTTCGGGGGGCACACCAAGCCGCTCAGCCATGTACTGCGCTGCAGCTTCGGGTTTAACAGCAAGCGAAAGGGCTTGGGGGCCAAACCGTGCGCCAATCAGTTCTACAAAGCGGTCAACCGTTGTGACATCCTGTAGCTTCTGCGAACGGGCAAGCGGTGAGGTTGCAGAAATCCGCATTTCACGGCCATTGATCTGCGGAATTTCGATTAAGCCACGTTTTTTGAGAAGAAAAATTACGCGCTGTAACAGAGGCTGAACCAACTCAGCCTGTAGTCGGCCAAAAGCACTGCCAATCTGACGCGACAGGTCTGCCATACGCTCCGCAACTTCTGTTGCGGTCATAGGCGTCTTGTTCGGATCGCCCAGCATTTCGTTGTAGAGCGCACGGCGGATGTTAAGCCGCATGTCGTCAAGGATAAGCTGCGAGACATCAAACCGCCCCGGCGGGGTAATCGGTGTCAGGCCCGCAGAACCAGGAGCTCGCGGCACAACAGTGCCAGGCACAAGGTTAATCGTGTCGGCATTAACTGTGCCGTCATCGTCAACTTGCCAGATGCCAGAGATTGCAAGCTGGGCATTCTCCAGAATCAGCTCTACCGTCAGGTTACAGGTCTTGATCGAGGGCAGTGCATTGAGCACAGGACCTCGCCCGTAAATCTCACCGCTGGCTTTAGACCAGCGGAATACCACCCACGGCGAAGACCCGGTGCCTTTGAATTCATCACGATAGATGATGGACTTGTCGTCCTTCGAGATTACCAGGTAGTCATAGGCCACCTCGTTTGGACGCTCGGTGTTGCGCAACGTGCATTCAATGAGGTTACACATCTGGTTGTTGTTAGCCATGATGCGGGCCTGCATGGACGCGGGCATTTCCGCGCCCGGCCACATGCGCTGTATGTCCTCGTGCCGCATCCGTCGTGTGCGGTACACGCCTTCGATCTGGTCGTCTGGCCCGGCCTCAAGATAGATATGAGGCAAGGGCACGGCATTGAACCGGATCGGGTGGTTTACATCGCCCTCCTCGACCAGCAGGCAACCCGTGCCGACCGCCAGGTCCATGAAGCTCTCGTGGACTTCTTGGTTAAAGTTCGAGTTCTGCAAGATCTCAAAGATGTACTCAGTGACTTCCGACAGCTTGCGATCAATATCTTCGCGTTCTTTTTCAGGAACCTGTTGCCCAGCTTTCAGGTCTGCCCACCGCGCAAAGGTTGGAACGAGTCCAGATTGCAAGCGCGAAGCAAACTCCTGCACGCCAACAACTGCCGTTTCATCAAAGATGTGATCTGTCCGGTCGCTGCCGCCTGACTCCATGTAGAAGCTCTCGCGCGCAGGCAGCGTGTAGGTGTAACAGTCCTCGAACAGGGACACCCAGTTTTCCCGGATGGCACGCGCACGCTCGAAACGCCGCATGTAGAACTCGGCAGGATCACCGGACGGAGTGGGATATTGTGGAGCTTCAACAACCATAAACGTCAGCCGCCAAGCGTTTCACGTTTTTGGCTTTCTTCATTTACGAAGCCGCCGCCGCCAGCACCGCTAGTAAACAGCGACGCATAACCCATGCGGCTGTTTTCAAGACGTTTTCTGCGCCGCTCCTCATCACCAGCCAGCTCTGCTTCCCGTTCCTCAATACTTGCAAGCTGTGCTTCCTGCAGCTTGCGCTGCCGCTCAAGCGTTGCCGGATCTGGCCCAGACGGCTTACCTCCTCCACACATATCAGTCGCTCCATGTAAATTTGTGAAAAGGCTCACGAAACTTGCCGTAGGGCACTGGTTTATGAATTTCAAAACCAAGCGCAGCCAACCAGGCAACAGCCCTCGTGTTTTCTTTCCAAACGTAGTTTTCGAGATGCTGGTACACCTCCTGCCAGCCACCAAGTACCCAGCGAGATGTCTTCATAAAACGTGTCTGGTTACGAATACTCCCCGGCTCCAAAAAGGAGTCCATAAGTTTGGAGCCGAGGAGCCACGGCACACCCGTATCGGAATCGATCTGGGACACGCCGTACACAGCAGCAGGCGTGCCATTGTGCAGCCACGTTGTCGTGCGTTTCGACATACGCAAGGACTCTTTCAGCGTGTCGATAAACGGTTTGCCATTTGCAAAATAGCATTCAAAAACGTCAGCCTTACGAGCGTTCTTGGAAATTTTCTCAAGATGCTCAGCTGTGGTGTCACGCATTTCATCCATGCCTGCCACAAATGCCTTTTGCAGACAGGCCCGCAACGCACATTAGCGTGCAAGAAAAGTTGCCCAGCCTTTTGTTTTGGTTTTTTTCGGCTTGCGTGTGAACACGTCAAAGTCCCGGCGCGCTTGGAAAACTGGCGTTTGACGGTCACCACCGAGTATCTGCCGGCCCTCGCCAGCTCCCAGCAATGCGTACTGCAGGGCATCATGAATATGTGAAAATTTGTTTTTGAACGGGCGGTCCTCGTAGCGGTCACCGGATACCGACATGCGCCGGTAGTGATACCCACCCTGAAAACCTTTAATGAGCTGCACGCAGGCAGGATCCAGGACAAGGCCAGACGAGCCATCAACCATGCGCGTCAGGCACTGGTTTACTGAATCCAGGCGTAGCGCAACATCGTTAGAGGGAGCAGGACGAGCCTGCAAACCGACAGCGCGCAGGATTTGAAAAGGTGTGGTTTCATCGGTTTGAGCACGCATGTCGCCAGCAGGGTCGCCATGTACGTAAACGTTGCAAGTAGGAAACGTGGTTGCAATTTCGTGCCGCAGCAGCTCGGCAAAGCGCACCGTTCCCATGTCAGTTGCTACCAGCTCACGCGCAACCGCCCATCGGCCGCGAGGCAGCTGCACGCAGAAAGCAGCAGCAGGCGTCAACCCAAAGTCCAGTCCAACATGCACATCGGCATTCTCGGGGATCGGTATAGGCTCCTTGGAGATGTGAACCTTGTCGTTAAACTGGTTATAGACAGGCTTGCCTTCCTCGATCATGCCAAGCCGGTTCATCACATAGACATCAATCCATGACCGACTCTTGCCGCGAATGATGTTCGAGTAGTAGTTCGGCTGCAGATTGTTGACGTTCTCGGCGTCCGTGTTGCGCTCATACTCCGTGACGTTGCCTTCCTGGTCACGGACCTCGTTCATGCCACACGGCTGGGTGTAGAACTCCCAGTTGTCAGGCTTGACCATCATCAAAGCTTCCTGTGCTGAGATATAGTCGGGTACAGGTGCGTCGCCTGCCATGACAGGCCACCAGTGATCCTCTTCCGGTGCGTTAGTGTCGGCAATCACGCCATACCAGGTAGGTCCGCCATCTCGCATCGAGGGAAAGCGGCCAACACGCATCGTGCAGGCATCGACAATCGACTTGGGCACCTCGCGGGCCTCGTTGATAAACACGCCTGTCAGCTCAAGCGACAGCAGCTTTCGCACATCTTCGGGCCGGTCGAGGGCCAGGAAGATAACCTCTGCCTCGATCTCGCCACGTTTCAGGACATGGGTGTAGGGCACAGACCAGTTAAATTTTCCCCAGACATTCTCGGGAAACCAGTCCAGCCAGGTTTTGATGGTGGTCGTGCGTAGCTGCGGGTTGGTGTTTCGTATGACGGCCCAGCGGGTGCGTCGCAGGCCTTCCTTGTTAGGCTCCTGCAGCATGGCCCGCCGCATAACCTCGATACAGCAGGACACAGATTTGCCAGATCCGACTGGACCACGAATACCTCGGAAAAAGGTATCCGACTTCATAAATTTTTTTAGAACATCGCCGTCAGGCTTGTACTCAAGGGTGGGCATTTAACGACTGTCAAACAAACTGCGACGTCTAGCAGCTTCGCGGCTCAAAGCCTGAGAAAACCGCGCCCCTTGCTTGTAGTCTTGCATACCCGGCAAAAGAATATAGTCCTTTGCCCGCACAGCACGGTCACGCGCATCTTTGTCGTTCATTTGTGTTAGCCTGCCATCAACCATGCGGATGGTTGGATAAACCATCATGCCTTTGAGAGATGGCGAGTAATGCGTAGCAGTTCGCATTGTCTCGTTTTGTTTAGTCATTGGTGTCTTGGGATTCCAGGCACGCTTTAACCACGCAGGCAACGCAGCAGGCAGCATCTGAGCAAACTCGTCTTCCATCACCACTTTTCTCTGTTAGCCCAGTACGCACCAGACATCTTGCCCCGAGCGATATTTTTGCGATGACGATCTTTAAATGCTTTCCGTCGCGCAGTTTTATTCGCAGACTCGCCGGGCTTACGTTTCCCAGAAGTCTTCGCGCCCTGCTCACCAAAGCGGATCGTCTTGACCTGATCGCCTACCTTGGCAACCACAACATGTGATTTTGTTTTGTGATTGGGCGTGCGCTTGGGCTTATTAAAACCAGATACTCCAGCACGAGCCAGGCGAGGGTCTTTTTTGGTCGCCATCAGTGAACAAAGCCTCCATCAAGGCCAGTACGGATCAGGCTGGCAGCAACTTCGGGGCCAAAGCTCTCGATAATGCGGTCAGCCTCATAGTCTGTCACAAGCTCGGCAGGGTGGTATCTCATGTGAACCTTGCGGACAATCTCACGCAACCGACGCAAGTCCTTAACCGACAACTCACCTAAAAAATTCCAATCACCAATCTGTGGAGCAGTCGCAACCTCCACCTAACTAGCCTTCTTGCGGCTATAACGCTTACCAGAAGGCTTCACACGCTTCCGGTACACGGGGCTTGCCATCGACTTGGCAGCAACATTCCTGCGCTTGCCGTAAGCCATCAGCTTACTTAGAGCCTTTGTACCAGGGAGCGTTGCGGATCATATCCGCATCCATCTTAAATAAATCCGTCGTCTTGTCTGACGAACGGACAACCTGACCCCGAAGATCGGGGGAAGGATTGTTATAAGCGCCAGCACCTTTAGGGGCGGACTTATTATACGAACCGGTTCCGTAAGGCATGGGTCGTCTCTCCTGCTTTCAAACCCTTTAAATAAAAATATATTTTCAAGGGTAAGGAGAAGACGAAACGCACATTGAGCCTTTTGGAGAATAAATGCCGGGAGAAGACCTCATCGTTCCAAAATCGCTTCGCTTTTTGGGGTACCCCCTCCTACGAATACGTTTTCCTAGTTCAAGTCTATCTTGACCTGAATATCGCCTAGAACCTCTGTTCGATTCCTCTCGGGAGGACGGAACCCTGTCCGATCCAGTATGTCCTTTGATGCTTCAAGTTGGACGTACTCTGACCTAGCTTCTGTAGCTAGATTAACCATACGTGCCGCTGCTCTTGCTGCATTGGTTCCAAGATGCTCAGAGACTGCTTTAAGAAGATACGTCTGAACATGTGGTAACTTAAGGGTTTTCTGTGCTGCGACACGGCCTCCTTCTGAGTCCTTATACCCTGCCTCAACACTCGCCTTCTTAACAGTACACCCAGTAGCTACAAGGGTATCGACTAAAGCCATCTGCTTATCCGTCAACTCGCGGTCGATGACCGCTTGTCCTACCGCTTTCTCTATCGCTTTGCTCATACCTATCTCCTACGAGAATCTACTAGTCCCACGATTCACCACTTGTCAACGCACAGTGTAACGTACTGATCTCGTTCGCCCTTTTATTCGGGGACACACATAGTGTGACGCTCCCGGTCGCTAACGCTCCCTCCGCTTCCCCAAACAAAACGTCTCCTCACCCAGTCCGAACCAAACGTCATAGCCATACCGTTAGTTAAACAACAAACAACCACCACTACGATCGCTTGCTTTTTATTAGTGCCCGATGCTCCTTCGTCCGCACCGGTCACCATTTCAATCGATCACGATCTCGATAATCCCGTTGGCGTTAAACGTCGGGCCTCGCAATGGCGTTAATCGCTACGCGATTCTCTTGCCTTATTGCTGCGTTTCCTCCTGTCAGTCTTGATTCGTTAACAGCACGACACCCCAAGCCTCGCGCCCTCGAGGGCGCAGCACCGAGCAAGCCACACACACGATTCCCCAATGGCGACTTTTTTTTTGTTTTTAATTGTCGCCGTACCAGAAGTTGCGACAGCGTCCTTCCTCGATCTTTTTCTAGAGACCATTCGTTCCAGATCCACTGCACCCGCTCGTTAGCTTGAAGCCAAGATTCTCCATGTAACGCTGGAAAAAGATCGCCCGGCGTCTACGCCGGCTTCGGTCTGGACCCTGACGGACCTCTGGACTCGGGGGTGAATCGCGCGCGTGGCGACACAGCGCACCAACTTGGAGGTTCTAATGAACATCACATACTTCGACCTACTCGACCTACTAGACGACGACATTGAGCGTAGTCACAGTCGTGAGAAACCAATCGACCTACTCGATGAAGACTTCGATCACTTCGACACTATCTTCCT